CCTACCTGCACAAACTGTCAGCAAAACTAGTTTTTATTTTTGCCATAAGTTAAGTTTAGCGTGATCTTGTGCCATACTAAGTAAATGGGTGGCAAAGGTTCTGGCGGTTCTAATCGTAAGCCTGTTGAGCGTAAACAGCGCATCGGTAATCCTTCAGGTCGCAAGTTGCCTGCGATAGTTCCGATGGCTCAGATCACAACGATTGCTTCATCACATATCCCTGAACCATCAAGACCAATGGGTGCACAAGGCACTGCGCTCTGGAATCAAGTTTGGCAGTCGGGTGCGAGTTGGCTTAAACAAAATATGGATACCGAACTAGTTTTAATGTTATGCGAAGCAACAGAGGAAAGAACACGGTTAAGAATTATGTTACAGAACGATCAAACTTTATGGCGTGAACGGCGTGCGTTGCGTGAAGTAGATCGCCAAATCATTACCCTTCTAGGGCAGGTAGGATTCAGTCCATCAGAGCGAGGATTGTTAGGCACAGGTGAAACAACAAAGCACGAGTTCAGCGACTTACATAAACGGATTGCCGAAAAGCGTTCAACCAGCAGATAAATGGAAACCAGCGTTTTATACGGCACGCAAAAATGTTTCAACTGATGGCGATGAAATAATTGATTTCGCTGAAAACTATTTTAATGTTCTCAAAGGTTTCAGATCAGGTCAGCCTTTACAGTTCACCAACTGGCAGAAATGGTTATTGCGTTCGCTTTATGAGCGTGACGATGTAACAGGCAGGCTTCGCTATCGGCGTGCGCTTATCGGTTTACCTCGCAAGCAAGGCAAGTCTTTGATGTTGTCTGCTGTTGGTGTGTACGGAATGATTGCAGGCGAATCAGGTTCAGAAGTTTATGCAGTAGCAAACGACAGGCAGCAAGCACGCATCATTTTTAACGAAGCGAAACAACAAATAGTGAACAGTCCTTTGCTTAATGCTGAATCAAAGATTTATCGTGACGCTATTGAGATGCCACGCTTCGGTTCTGTGTTTCGTGTTCTGTCATCAGATTTCAAAGGTCAGGCTGGTTTGAATCCATCGCTAGTTTTATTTGACGAATTGTGGGGGCAATCAAGCCACGATCTTTATGATCAAATGACTTTAGGCTCAGGCGCACGAATAGAACCATTAACAATCAGCATCACGACTGCTGGCTACGATTTAGATTCACTCGCAGGCAAGTTATATCAATACGGCAAACAAGTTGCGTCAAATGAAGTTGATGATGACAGTTTCGGGTTTTGGTGGTGGGAAGCACCAACAGATTGCGCCATTGATGACCGCAAGGCGTGGCGCATAGCAAACCCTAACCTTGCAGAGAAACTTCTTGACCCTGACGACCTTGCTGTTGCTGTTAAACAAACTTCCGAGATGGGAATGCGCCGTTGGCGATTAAATCAGTGGGTAAGGTCGCAAGAATCGTGGCTACCTGTAGGCGGTTGGGAACAATGCGTATCCGATCTTGATCTAAACACGACTGAACCTGTATGGATTGGGATTGATATGGCTCTAAAACACGACAGTATCGGGGTGGTTATCGCTCAACCGCAGGGCGAAAAAGTTGTTGTTCGTGCAAAGATTTGGCAACCAAGTTTAGAAGGCGTTGATGTTGCTGATGTTGAAAAGTATTTGCGTGAACTTCATCAGACTTATCAGGTACAAGAGTTCGCTTATGACCCTGCATATTTTCAAAGAAGTGCCGAAGCTTTAAGCGATGACGGGTTACCAATGGTTGAGTTCGGTCAATCTGCTGCACGAATGATACCTGCTTGCGGTAACGCCTACGAAATGATTGTGAACAACAAAGTTGCGCACGATGGCTCACCAACATTCACAGATCAAGTCTTATCAGCAGCGCAACGCATGACTGATACTGGCTGGCGTTTAAGTAAAGGCAAATCAAGGCGCAAGATTGATGCTTGTATTGCTATGGTTATGGCGTTAGATCGTGCAACAACTAGAGCGACAGCAGTTATTCAACCTTCAGTATTGGACATTTGGAAATGATAAACAAAAACTTGGTAACTACAGCGATGGAAATTGTTGGTGCAATTCTTGTTGTCGGTGGCATCGCAACATTTAGTGTTCCAATTAGTGTTATTGTTTCAGGAATAATTTTGATTGTCGCTGGAGGCTTTACAGTATGAGTTTGTTTCGGAAGTCTGAACAGCGTGCGTTGCCGACTTCTATTGACCCATACCAAATAACTGCACGACCCTATTACCCAAACTACACAGGCGAAATCGTCACAGAACTAACTGCGTTCGCTCACAGTGCAGTTGTTTCTGCTGTAACTATTCTTGCTGATTCTATTGCTGCGATGCCTCTTGAACTTACTCGTACTCGTGGTGGTCGCATAGAAAAACTGCCGACACCATCGGTACTTCAAAGACCTAACGACAGGCAGAATATGTTTGAGTTTGTTCATCAAACAATGGCGACACTTGCTTTACACGGTAACGCCTACATTTATGCACCAAGAGGCGCAAACGGTTTACCTGTTGAGATGCGAAACATTCACCCAAACGCAATAAAAAAAATAACTTACGCAGACACCGACACAATTTATGATCTCGGCAAAGTTCAATACAACAGCAAAGACATTCGTGCGATTCACTGGCTAATACTTCCTAACCAAGTGCGAGGCGTTTCACCGATTGAAACAATGCGAAACACAATCGGTATGGGTTTAGCGATGGACAGATTTCTTGCACAGTTTTACGGCGAAGGTGCAACACCATCATCAGTATTAGAAACAGATGGTGCACTAACACCTGATCAAGCAAGACAGATAAGAGACTCTTGGGAAGAGGCACACTATAAACATCGCAAGCCAGCAGTATTGCAAGGCGGTTTGAAATGGCGACCAATAACAACTAGTGCTGCTGATATGCAAATGTTGGAACACAAAGAATCTATTATCCGTGACATCGCTCGTGTATATCGCATACCGTTGCATCTGATTATTGGTACAGGTGGCGACTCGCAGACATACCAAAATCTTGAAGCAGTAGGTTCAGCGTTCTATCAATACACTTTGCTCGGTTGGGTTCGTAGATTAGAAACAGCGTTCAGCGAAATGTTGCCACTAACACAGCAGGTTCGTTTCAATGCCTCAGAGTTCTTGCGAGCCGACTTGATGACCCGTGTTAAGGCTCAGCAGTTGCAGATTCTTTCAGGCACGATGACACCTAACGAAGCACGAGAGATTGAGAACCGTGAACCTTATGATGGTGGCAATACTTTTATTGCGCCAGCCTCAACGCCTGTTGTCGGCACTGACGCATTACCGCCTGAGAAATAGTTTTATGGCTTCAAATGTTTTAGTAGGCGATTTTGTTTCGTGGAACTCATCAGGTGGCAAAGCACAAGGCAAAATTGAACGCATAGAACAAGACGGAACTATAAATATTCCGAATAGTAGTTTCACTGTTGAAGGAAACAATGATGACCCTGCTGCGCTGATACGCATTTACAAAGAACAAGATGATGGCTATATCGCTACCGATACTCTTGTTGGTCACAAGTTTTCAACCCTCACAAAAATAAATAATCTTCCAAAACCATCAAAGAGATCACAGATGAGTAAACGCAACGAAGAACTTTTAACATTTATTGATGCAGCAATTCTTATTCTTAATGAAGGCAAAGCATATTATTTGGCTGACGAAATGCAACCAGAAGGCGTAATAGAAGAACCTCAATCTTATGAGTATCGGGCAGTCAATTTATCTGTGCCAGCATTTATGCGAGCGTCAGCAAAACGAGGTTTAGCATTACACGAGCAAGGCTTCTCGGGTGATGGTCTTGTACCGCAAACAGTTGAAGATGCACGCAAAATGGCGAATGGTGAAGCGTTGTCAGAAAATAAGTGGCGCAAAATATCGCCGTGGATTGCACGCCACATTGTTGATCTAGACGCTGTGCAAGGCGATGAAATTACTGCTGGTCTTGTAGCGATGTTGCTATGGGGTGGCGGTGCGAGTAAAGCAAGCGCACGAAGAGCACAAGCATACGCTGAGCGAGTTGTGGCAAACTTAGATGAAACAATGTAAAGTGAGAAAACTATGACCAAAACATTTAATTGGATTGCTAAACCGATTGATGAAAAAAGAACTATCGCATACAGCAATCTTGAGATGCGTGCTGAAGGCGATGGCAACACTTTGATCGGTTACGCCTCAGTGTTTGACTCACCTTCAGAACCGATGCCATTTACAGAATATGTTAAGCGTGGTGCGTTCGCAAAAACTTTGAACGATGGCGCAGATGTTCGCTTGCTGATTGATCACGAAGGTGTGCCTTTGGCAAGAACAAAATCGGGAACACTTGTATTGGAAGAAGATGATCGTGGCTTGCGTGTTGAAGCAGACCTAGACCCAAGCAACCCTGACGCTGCAAGAATTATATCTGCGATGAAGCGTGGCGACCTTTCACAAATGAGTTTTGCTTTTCGCACTATAAAAGATTCTTGGTCAAATGATCGTTCTGTGCGTGAACTAAAAGAAGTGCAACTGTTTGATGTCAGTGTTGTTACCTTTCCTGCTTATGAAGAAACTGTTGCCGAGTTGCGTTCAAGAAATGAATCTGTTACTATCGCACCGACTTCACTATTGCGTTTGCGAAAATCGCAGATAGCGGTAGAGAAGTTACGCAGCCGTTAAGCAGCCGACCCGATTGGGTCACTACCTCTAACACTCGGACAATAAATAAACCGATTGACCATAGGAGGTCAGAATGTCATTTAGTAAATCACTTATTGAAAAGCGTGACGCTGCACTTGCAAAAGCAGAAGCAGTTGTTGTCGCAGCACAAACAGAAGCACGAGAGTTATCAGTTGAGGAAGATGCAGATATCACTGCGACTCTCGCTGAGGTTCGTTCACTTGATGAACAAATTGAAAAGCACACAGAACTTGAAAAGCGTTCAGCAGAGGCATCAGAACTTCGCAAAGAAAAGAAGTTTGATATCGCTGTTGGTGGCACAGTCGTAAAGGCTGAGGCACGCACCTACTCGCCACAATCCGAAACATCATTTGTTTCTGACGCTTTCGCAGCACAATTCAACAACGACTTCGCAGCGCAACAGCGTTTGGCTCGCCATATGAACGAAGAAAAAATTGAACGCCGTGATGTGACCAGCGCAAACTTTGCTGGCTTAATGGTTCCGCAATTCTTAACTGATCTTGCTGCACCGTTCGCTCGTGCAGGTCGTGTAACAGCAGACCTCGCTCGCAAACATCAACTACCAGCACAAGGCTTAACAATCAGCCTCAGCAAAGTAACAACTGGTTCAGCAACAGCAGCACAGACAGAAGGTGCAGCAGTTCAAGAAACAAATATGGACGACACAAAACTAGATATCAGTGTTGTAACTATCGCTGGTCAGCAAAATGTTTCTCGCCAATCACTTGAGCGTGGAACAAACATTGACAGTCTCGTTATGGCTGATCTTGTTTCTTCATACAACACCGTTTTGAACACAGCAGTAGTCGCTGAGTTGTTTTCTTCCGCTGGTCAAGCGGTGACTTACACCGATGCTTCACCAACAGTTGCGGAACTTTATCCAAAACTTGTTGATGCTGTGCAGAAAGTTCAAACAACTTTCTTCGCTGGACCAAACGTGATGATTATGCACCCACGCCGACTTGCGTTTATTTTGGCAGCAGTTGATGGTCAATCACGACCACTCGCTGTACCAACACCGTCAAGTTCAGGTCAGCCTGCATACGCATACGGTTCAGGCGCAGTTCAGTACGGCAACTCTGGTTACAGCATTTTAGGTTTGCCTGTTTACACAGACGCAACCGTCGCAGTGAACAAAGGAAGTGGAACAGATCAAGACACAATTTACATCGGTAACTCTCAAGAGTTGCACTTGTGGGAACAGGGCGATGGAACACCAATGATGCTTCGCTTTGAGCAACCTAAAGGTGTAGAACTTGATGTAACAATGATTGTTTACGGCTACAGCGCAGTAACAGCAAATCGTTACCCTAACGCTTGGGCACAAATCAACGGCACAGGATTGATCACGCCAACTTTCTAAGTTGATCAAATAGTTGTTCGGGTTGCTGATATCCTTCGGGGTGTCAGCAACCCTTACTATTTATGGAGAAACAAATGAGCAAATATATTGAAGCACTACTTGTAGAGCGTGCAGCCTACGAGCGCAGAGGTTTGAAAGATCGTGTCGCCTCAGTTGATGTTGCGCTTCGTGAAGCAGGCTTTGATCACAAATATATGACACCTGAAACAGATGTTGAAGTTGCTGTGCAAGAAGCAGAAAAAGAAACAGCATCATTGAATCGTGGTAAAAAAAAGAAAGAATAAAATATGGCGATCACAAATGGTTATTGCACTCTTGCCGAATTGAAGGCTGCTTTACGCATAACTGATTCAACCGATGATACGCTTTTAGAGAACGCTATTGAGTCTGCTTCTCGGCGCATTGATGGCTATACAGGCAGGTT